GGTTCATATATACATAAGTACCCGCTGGTGTAACTGTATAAACTCTAAGAGCTACTGTTACATCTTGTAATTCACCAGGATGGTAAGCTTCAGCATCTGTACCAGCCACTTTTAATGTACCATAATATTCACCAGGATTTGACAATTCATAACCATAAGCATAGTCATCCATTTGAGTTACCTCAAATTCAACGTTGAATAATTTTGGTAATTTACCAGTTGCGTATTGTTCTAAGCCATTGTTTGTACCAATGTATGCAATGATTAATGGGTCAGTCATTAAGTCCCACATGTGTTCTTCAGACGTGATAACTTTGAACGATCCACCGATTGGCATTACTGCTAATCTAGAGAATTTTAAAGCCATTAATCTAAAGTCTGCAAGTCCAACATAATCTCCAATTTCCAATGCTGCGAATGAAGCTCTGCTGTTTGCAAAGTACACCATTGTTGAATTCAATAATTCTTTTCTAGCTAATCTATGAAGAGTTCTAATTGCAACATCTGCATATTCATCAGCATATTCAAAGATTACTGGATCTAACAAATTAAAGTCGATACGATCTCCAAATTCCATGTAACGTCCATATTGATGGAAAGTACCTGTTACTTTTTCTTTTCGGATCTTATCTGATTTAGGTGGTACTGAATCTAGTAACGGAACAGTATGTTCAGTTAACGGGAAGTTCTTTCTTGCTAACCATTCTGAATTCCCTTTTGGAATTGTATGAACAGCAGCGTATTTTAAATACACATAATTATCTTGTGAAATCTTAATCTTATCTAGTGAATACTTACTATAGTAATATTGAGTACGGATTGCATCCATATCCACATCTGTATCATTGATAAGATCTACCATAGTATTGATTCCTAAACGTGCCGCCAATGCGACTAAATCTGTTTCGGGCATAATAGTTTTTCCTCCTATTTTATTTTATGTTACTTGTTTTTTGCAGCTATTGCAGCGATCACATCTAATGGAGACATACCACCCGTGCTCTTCAAAGTACCTTTCGGTCCTACACCTGGTGAACGATTCTTGTTAGTTTCTAATTCCTTCTTAGCTCTTGCGAGTTCAGACGCTACTAACTTATCGACATTCAGGGTACGATAGATATTCTCTATCATAAGTGGGTTTGCTCCCAGACTATATCCAGCTGTCTCAGCTTGTTCTGCAAAGTCCATCATATCATTATCTGATAGTACGTACTTAGTTTTCAGAGAGTCTAAATTGGAACGGATATTCTCAACATGAGCATCCTGTGCCTTTTTAGTATTGCTGTTTGTTATCTCATCAAGTTTTGCTTCAAGGTCTGCAATCTTCTTATCAGTAGCTGTAAGTTCCTTCTCATCTGGTTTAGTTTCAACTTTAGGTGTAGGTTTTCCAGCTTCTAATGCATCAATCTTAGCTTGTAATGCCTTGATGTTTGTATCTTTGGTTTTATTTTCTATACGCATTTTTGCAAATGCAGCATCTCTCTTAACAGAGGCTTCATCTTTAGGATCTTCTTCAACAACTATCATAGCTTCACCATCCATATCAAATCCTGGTTTCTCAGGGTTCTCTACTTGTACTACAGGCTCTACTATTGTTGTATCTGAATTTACTTTTTCAATGATTTTCTTGATATCTTCTTCTGCCATAATTAACTCCTTTCCCAAAAAATTGGCGAATCTTCTTTAGGTGGGAAAAACTGTGTTACATTTTCTTGAGTGTTACTTTGTTACAGGAACTCAGTATCCTTTTATGATTGTTTTGAAATCATACTTTTTTGTACTCCAGGGTCACGTCTCATACCACGTTCTTGGGCTAACTGTTTAACTACTTTCATTGGGTCAGCTCCCTCATTCGTCATAGAGTCAAAGCTTGTAATCTCTGAAGCTATTTCTTCTTCATCATTATGTAAGCGGTCAAGTTTCATTCTATCTAAGATCATATCTTTTTGAGGCATGTCTTGGAAACGTAACCATTCTTCAGGTGTCATAAGTTGAACTTGTTGTCCACCTTGTGAGAATTGCATTTGTACTTGCATAATCATATTAGCTGATTCAGCAAGTCTTGATCTAGTCTTCGGTAATTGAGGACTAGCATTTATAGAATACAAGAAATTATCTTTATCTTTCTCAAATTCTGAGAAGTCAATGGTCATTTCTTTTTCTATTTTACTTGATAAGCCTTCAGCATATTTCAATTCTTTAGTAATGAAGGTTTGTTTAACTTGGTTTTCTACATAAAAATCCATTTGCATCTTAGTTAAATCCCTAGCATATTTCTCTATGAGATTTATTCTCACGTTATCAACCATACTAATACGTTGTTGAAGACGTTCCATACCACCTGTTGTAGAAATTGAGTTGGTATCTCTACCAGTGTACTTCATATCAATCCCAGAAATTAATGAGATATCTTCTTCAAGTCCATTTTTAATCATTTCTAAGTTCTGTGGTAGTTGTGGATATTCTAATCTATGTAGAACTTTAGTTACATCTCCACCATCAATCGGGAAGATTCTATCTGGTTTATTAATATCTGTTTTAACTTTCCTCACACTAAGACCTCTTGATGAGTCAAATACCCAAGGGGTTCTTTGTGCTGCGTAAGTATGCGTAATAGCAATAGAGTTTAAAACATTAAGTGCCATAGCATTTTTGATTACACGTTGTGGAACACCAATTCCATATCCATCTTTCTCAGGTGGATTACAGTAAAGTGCTACAACATGGAAGTAATTTGGTTTAATTTCTTTCTTATATTCTAACACAATAAGGTCTTGTGCAGTATAGACTACGTAATCTATGCTAAAATTTCCATCAGCACCCATTACTTTACGGTAAGCAATTACTACTTGAGCCATTCCTAAAGTAACTGAACCATAATCTGTGTTCTCATATTTTTTAGGAGCACCTACTACAGTTACATTCTTATTATCTTTATTAGAGATTGCATCTAAAGCTGGTTTAGCTTCTGGATAGGCTACTATCAAATTCTCAATACTATCTTCTGTATAGATAAATAAGGCACGTCCATCTTGGAAATCTGTGAAACCGGGGTCTAATATTACATTTAAAGTATCTCTAACTACATAATCAATTCCACCTTGCTTTTCAGTACCTCTATCTCTAGCGTTACTATCCCATCCTAACTGCATAAATCCTACATTTAGTAAGGCAGCTCTTTCAGCTACGTGTAATTGTTTATATCCTAGTTCATTAGCATTATATTCAAACTCCATAAATTGATTAATCATTCTACCAGCTTCTTGTTCCTTAACAAATACAGGCGATACGTCTGCTAAATAAGGAGAAGCATATAGACTATTAATCATATTAGTTTTTATATAATAGATATAGTTTGTATCAGGTAATACTTGATGCTTAGGTGTTCTGGATTTAATAGCATTCCAGATTTCACCTGAATCATAAGAATCCAAGAACTTCCATTTACGTTCCTTCGGTGCTCTAGCTGTAACGAATTGTTGAAGTAGAGCATCTAAATCCTGTATGGAATATTTGGCATCTGTTTTAAACTTATCGTTATTTAGTTTTATTTGATTTTTTACCATCACCCATTGCCTCCTCATACGCTTCGTTCATTGCATCCGTTACATCTACGTACTCTTTAAGTTGTTTTTCTTCGATCTCTTTGATCTCTTTATCTGTTAGATGTACTGGTGGTGCATGATATGGTTTAAATTCTCTGACTGTTTTTATAAAATCTTCCGCCAGATTTTTAATCTCTGGAGGTAGGTCTCTCGAAGTAGGAATTATGTGGTAGAGATACATACCAAATCCTACGATTGCGGCTAATATACATATTGCTAGTATAAGTAAAAATATTTCGACCATTGTTATTCCTCCTATAATTCATGGAACAGACTACCAAAGCCATCAGATTGTTCATACTCATCTACATGTTTATCTAAATCTGCAAATGGGTTGTATGTTAATGGTTTGTCTGGTCTGTTTCGTCTATAATCTTCTTTAAAATCTGCTGTAGGTTTTAAGTCACCAGGTAATTGCATATGAGCAAACTCAGTTGCGTTAATCCCATGATTTCTTTTATCAATAGGTTTATCACTAGCTGTGTTCTTTTCAAGTTGTTTATCAGGGTATTTATATTCCTTGTACTCTCTGATTAACTTTGGAACTCCACCTTTGAAAAAGTAACAATGATGTTCATCTATTAACCATGTTGTTCTAAATATTCTAGCACTCAGATCCATTTCAGCTGGGTTGAATAGTACACCTTGGTCTAAAAATAACTTACCTAAGGTTTCTTTAGCTCCAACTTTAGCTCTAACATAATAAGAACGTCCATCCATTACTGGAGTTCGGTACATACTACCTAGTGCTGGTACAGCTTCACGGTATTTTCTTTTATACATTTCTGCTAATGTCTTAATGTTTGCATTGTTTACTACAACTTCTGTGAACCAGTACAATGCAGGGACTCCATTCTTCTTATGTTCTCCGAACCAGTCCATAGCACCAAACACAAAGTGTGAATTAGCATTAAGTCCGTAGTCGAATCCTATTAAACGTTGCCAATGTCTAGGAATATCAAAGTCATCTACGATTCTGTCGGTCATGTTTGGGTAAACTAAACCTTCAGCATAGTCAAATGACCCTTCAATGTATCTTCGCTTCCACCAATCGGGCTTTCCTGCTACCATGGCATAGTAGAAAGAAGGCGGAAGCATGTAATTTGCCCTAGTGGGGATTACATGAGAGGACTTGAAGTCATCAATGTGGTCATTTGGCTCTACTTTTACTCTCTCAGAGTCGTAAATAGTTATTACGTGGGATTTTTCTAATATATCGTATTTAATCCAACCTGAGTCAGGGTTAGATTCTATTACCATTTGTAACCAGTCGTAATTCACGTCTAGTTCTAAGGTCATTTCTTCTTGATTCCATACATATCTTTTAGATCCATCGTCATTATAAAACGGAACTATAGCAGCTTCATTCCTAAGTCGAGTCTGTAACTGTGTGTAGGATTCGTGCTTACATTCAGATCCCTCAAGAATGTGTATTCTAGAAACGTTGTATGAACGTAGGTCGTCTGGCTCTGCCAAATGGCGATAGTGTAGAATATGTCCATTCTCAAATAGGACTTGATTTTGTTGACGGTTGTACGCACGTACAAACTCGGCAGGGAAATCACTCTCTAAATCTTTTCGTACAGTATTATTTATTTGCACTAATGTATCTGCTCCAACTAGAGTTTCTCCATTAGGGGTCAACATAATATGCTTCTCGTCACCTAGATACCCTGCAACGGTTTTTCCGCTACCATAACCACCGAAGACCCCCAGTTCTCGATGAGGGTCTTGCAAAATTTGAGCCTGATGATATAACGGGACCTTAGTTTGTATGAATGTCATACAATTATTGTCACTACATCGTACCCAATCTCTACAAGTCATTCCTCGCATTGAGACTGCTGGTATCATATCTCTGTGGCATCTAGGACATTTAAGCTTTGATTTGTTTATTTGTATTATCTGCATTAGATTTTTTAGCTTCTTTAGCTTCTTTAGCTTCTTTAGCTTCTTTAGAAGCTAATACTTTATCCTGTAATATTTTATTTTGAGTTTTAAGTATTGCTTCAGTTGTTAGACCGCCCCATTTTTCATCGTTGACATATGATGGATGGAACTTATTCAGCATTAGGGAAAAGCCCATTACTGCTTTTTCGTATAGATCATTTCTTAATTTGTTCTCATCTAATCCATGGTCTGAATTGGAGGCTGCAGTTACTAACTGGTTGAGTGCATCGTGGATTAAGGTGTTACTGAGGTCCATCAGTAAGTCGATTGTTACTTTACCTACTGTTGCTATTTGTACCTTTGAATCTTTCTTTGTTGTTGCAATGATAATTGCTTTGTCGACATCAAGGGGAGTGTCGTTTACGATAATTTTTTGCATAATTTTCTCCTTTGTGCTTCTCTGAGTACAATTATAAGCCTATTCTAGGCTTAAGTCAACACCTATGTAGTTATTTTTTTTATTTTTTTTATTTTTTTAATAGATATATCATTAATAGTATTATATAAGAGTGTGAGAGTGAGGTTTAGTGGAAATGCATACTTTAGAACCCACCCCCCCTCGATAGTATAGTATATAGGTCACTTTAGAAAGGAGGCATATACAATGAAACAATATGAATGTAGTAGTAGAGGCGATAGACGCTTCAGTGCATTGTATGCAACACTCTATAAGTATGATGGACATACAATAGAGTATGTATACCAAGTAATCATCAAGGGATATAGTAGTATACGTGATGGTAAGGGTAAGCGTGGTAAGTTACACACCTGGAAACAACAACAACTAATGTATAAACAACTATGGGAACGCTACCTAGCAGAGAACAGTCATCTAAGAGTTGTACTTGAGGATAAACTAGACTCAGGCTACACACTCCATGATATGTTTGCAAGAGGTAATGCAATGAATCAAGCAACAGTATTAACAGAACTAATCAATGAAAGGAAATAATATACTATATTATAGTATATAGGTCACTTTAGAAAGGAGGACATATACAATCAAACAAATCAACACTAAGCCATTACATGGTAACAACCTATTATGGCAAGCATATTCACCCACAACTGGTGAGACATACACTATGTATGCAATTAGTAAGGGTAAGGCATGGGATGTAGTTAAGACATACATACTCAATGCAGTAGGTACATACAGTAGTAAGCTGTATAGTAAAGTAAGACTAGTCAAGGAGGCTTAAGATGAAACAAACAATCAGTAAGAATGTAATAGAGTTAAAAGGTGCACTGATATCATGTGCTATTCATAAATTAGACCCTAAGAATGTGTATATTAAGGATATACCAATGTTAAATGCAATGGACTATGTAGCAATGTATGAGGATCAAGGTGCATGTATGGCGGATAAAGTGAGTATCGTAGCATACCACTCGTTCCTAGGTAGAGCACAGTACCAAATAAGTGAAGATGAAAAGGCAGAACTAGAAGCAGAGAACATCATGTGGAGTCAACATCCTCAAGAAGCTATGGAAGAAGCCTATTGGGCACAAATGGAAAAAGATACAGGTATGACCGACTTCTGTGATTCAGTAGACAATGATAAAGACGAAGAGTTATCAGACACAGAACTCAATAAGAAAGACTGGGACGAACCAGTAGATGACTTACCATTCTAAGGTGAGCATCTATAATGGCTAACGAAGTTGACAAAGCAGAATCAAAAAGAAACAAGAATTAAATAAGTGAATGTGAGTGGGTATAGGGTTACTCCTATATCCGCCCACTTTTTTTACCCTAATACCCATGTAATACTCTATGAATGTGATTATTAATATT